GGAATCCGCGGCCGTTCGGCCGCGAGCGCCAACGACATCGCGAGCAGGAGTCCGGCGGCCGAGCCGGCCCTGGATAAAAGCGTTTTTCGCATGGCCTCCTCCATCGGGAAGAAGCCATTTTAGCAGAAATACGCCGATTCCGGAGCCTTAGAATCCCTGCCAGAAGCTGAAGGCGAAATGCCAGCCTTGGCCGGGACGGTCAAGCGGCTTGACGTAGTCGCAGCCGACGATGAAATACCCGAAGACGTTCGCCCGCAGGCCGATCCCGTAGCTGGACAGGGGCTTGCGGTCGCCGCCGAGGAACCAGGCCTTGTGCTCCTTGTCCCAAGCCACGGCGCTGTCGAAAAAGGCGATGAAGTCAATGGGGAAGACTCCATAATATCCCTTGCCCAACCCCAGAACGCCGAACAGCGGGAAGCGAAGCTCGAAGTTGGCCACGGCGATATGCGACCCGAACAACCGCTCGTAATCGAACGTCCCGCTTTTCATGTCGACTTCCTCGGCCGTGAAGCTGTTGTACTCGTATCCTCGGATGAGAGTCCCGTACCCGAGATACATCGGGTAGAGGCGGTCGTCGGCGCTGCCGGCCCCGTAGCGGCCGTAGTGAAGGACCCGGAAGGCCAGGGTAAAGGGCTTGATGGGAACGACATACTTGCGGAAATCGGCCAGCAGGGTCGTGTAATTAAGCGTCCCGAATGTCGGGGAGACTTCGAAACGGTAGCTTTGGCCGATGATCGGGCCGGTCGCCCCGAACAGGGACGTGTCGTAGACCAGGGCGGCGCTGACGAACGGCATATGGAGCCCGTCGGCCGCCGGGAGATCGAAATCCTCGTAGGAAAGGCGCCGACCGGTATAATAGGAATATCCCGTCCGGTACAGCGAGTTGGAGAACTGGATATAGCTGTAGCCGCCCTGGAACTCCACCCGCTGGGCCGGGCTGAACGGATACGTGGCGAATCCGCCCAACTGGTAATAGATCTGCCGGTAGATGAGCTCATTGATGAAATAGGCCGGCTCCCCGCCGATATCGCCGTAATCGATCCAGTATCTCCCGTAGCTGTACGGCATCCGCTGGCCCAGGAAGCCGAAATTCGTCCGGCTTTTGCTGTTGGTGTAGAGGCCGATGACAGCCGAGTCGATGAGCCGGTTGGACAGCTGGGCGATGCCCGTCACGTTGTGCTGGCCGAGCATGTCGCTGAAGGTCATGGCGATGCCGCCGCCGGCGTATTTGCGCAGCGGCACCGGGCCGCCGCTGGTCATGATGCCGCCGTCGGCGAAGAATGAACCGACCCAGGTGGCGGCCTTGCCAACCATGCCCCAGGTTCCTTCGCCGCCACCAGCGGTGGCTTGACCCATGGTACCGAACAGGTTTTTCATGATCGCTGCCGCGGCGGCTTCAGCTGCCATGCGCTGCAGCATTTGGCCGAACTGGCTGGCCATGTCCTTGGTGCCGTTGGCGAATGGGTCAAAAATGAAATCGGCGAGCGATGACTGCATATTACGGGCGGCAGACTTTGTGAATTCTTCAAGTTCTGCGACGCCCTTTTTGGCATCATCATTGCCCTTTAGGTTGAGTCTGGCAGTGGCGGCTTCGGTGTATTGCTGCTCGCTGATAATGCCCTTTTCGAGCGCTTCGACGAGCAGCAGCATGTCGCTGCGCGCTTTTTCTATGCCGGCCGATTCGGTGTCGGCCAGCATGTCATTCAGGCGCTTGGTGCTGTCGGCAGCTTGTTCGGCAGCATAGGCAGCCTCGAACTGCGCTACGGCAGTCAGTTTCCAGGCGTCGGGCATGCTGGCCCATTCGGCGCTGGTCATCAGGTCGTAGAGCGTTTTTTGCGACTTGGTCAGATCAAGCTGGGCAGCGTCGGCATCGCCGGTCAGCTTGGCGAGCGATTCCATGGCTTTGCCGTAAGCGGTGGCTTCGGCGGTGGCTTCGGCGATTTCCTTGGCGGCTGCCTTGCCTTTTCCTTTGCCTTCGCCGGTTGGCGTGCGGGTGATGGCCTGTTTGCCTCCGCCCGAACTCCGGCCACGGCCTTCGTTGCCGTAGTTGCCGTCGGCGCCGTCGAGCGCCTCGGCGCGTTGCAGTGCCTTGAAGTATTCGCGGCGGCGGGTCAGGCGGCCGATCTCGGCTTCCATGTCGCCGGTATCAATGCTGCCACCGTCCTGCCTGTTGGCGGCCATCGCGGCATTGCGCGAGGCGGTGAGCTTGTCGATGTCTTCGGTCAGGCTCTTGATCTGTTCGCCGGCTGACTTGCCGGGATTGGACAGGCCGATGCCAATCAGCGACTCCCAAAAACCCATGCCGGCAGACTTGGCGGCGAGGAATTCGGTGGCGAGTTTATTGAGGCTCGGCAGCAGTTCGCCGGCGATGGATTTGGCGACTGACCCAGACAGCACGGACAGCTTGTCCATGTTGTCGTTGAACTCGGCTGCTTGTTTGGCCAGCTTGCCGTCGATGATGCCGCCCAGGCTGGCGGCTTCTTCGCGCATGGCTTTGAGGCCGGCAGCGCCGCTGTTGAGGATGGGCACCATCTTGGCGCCGGACTTGCCGAAGGCGTCGACGGCGAGGGCTGTCTTGCCGGCGCCGTCTTCGAACTGGCTGAACTGCTCGGCCATTTCGGCGAACACGGCGTCGGCGCTTTTCAGCTTGCCGCTGGCGTCGGTAACCTTGATGCCCATGTCGGCGAACAGGGCGCCGGATTCTTTGCCGCCGGCGGCGGCGTCCTGCATCTTGCTCGATAGCTTGGCGAGCGCGGCGGTCATGTCGTCGAACTCGACGCCGTTCATCTTGCCGGCGAAGTTGAGCGCGCTGAGGTCTTCGACGGAAATGCCGAGGCGCTCGGAGGCGTCGTTCAGTTTGTCCAGGCTGTCGATGGCGCCGGTGATGGCGGCGGTGAAGCCGGCGCCGAGCAGGCCGGTGGCCAGGCCACCGGCAATGCCGCCGGAGAAGGCCGAGAACAGGGATTCGGATTTGCTTTTGAGCTGGCCGAGACCATTGCCGACCGACGCGAAGGCGGCTTGCGTCTTGTCGCTGGCGGTGAGCGTGAAACTGACGTTGGTGTTGCTCACAGGTTGTCCCGTATGGTCATCAGGTCATTGATCAGCATCTCGACATCCTTTACGCCGAGCAGGGCGGCTACCATGTCCAGCCCTTCCCAGTCCAGCGCGTTTCCCAACATTTTCCAGGCCCGAATGGCGATGTGAAATTCCTGCGGCGGCGGCGGCGGTGGTGGCGCCGGCCGCTGGCAGATCGACAACCAGGCCGCTAGACGTTTCCCCGTTCATCGAGGCTCGCTTCGTGCGCCTTGTAGGCCGCGATGACGCCTTCGATCAGCGGTTGCCAGGTGGCCGGGTGATCCTTGACCCAGGTGGCGAAAACGTCGGCATGGAAGGCGACCGGCTCGGGGTCGCCACCGGGCAGCAGATCGGCCTCGGTGAAGTCCCAACCAACGACGAACTGCGCTGCCCATTCGATATCCATGCGCTGGCCGGCGCCTTGCGCGGCGGAGACATCCCACGGCGTTGGCCGTTGCAGGGTGACGCTGTGTTTGCCGAGCGGCAACGCCGACTGGCGTGCCGCGGCAAACTTGGCGAGGTTGATTTCGCGCATGGTCAGGCGGCGCAGATGGTGAGGCCGCCGAGCATGGTGATCTTGGCCGGGCTGGTGGTGACGCCCTGCTTGCCGCCACCCGGGGCGCCGGTATAGCCGACGGTGCCGTACCACATCGTAAATGCGCCGTCCGGCCACAGAACCTTGAAGCCCTTGTTGGCGCGGGTCTTGAACGCGGCAATCATCGCCTGTTGGGCGCTTGATGCCGGGTCCCACTGCATGGTCATATCTGCAGATTGCGCCGTAGCGCCGACGACGATCTGTGTGTCTTGCGTGTCGTTGACCGTGGTGGTGTCTTGTACCTTGATTTCACCGCCGGCGAAGTTGAAGTCCTGGACGCCGGTGATCGAAGTTCCGAGCGTGACCTTTTTGGCGGTTCCGCTGGTAAAGGTCGAGAACAGTGTCGTATCAATGCCGGTCGTGCCATTGACGTCGGCGACCTGGAACGTGTCGGTGGCGGTGCTGACCACTTTGCACAGGTAGCCATGCAGCTCGACCATGCCCTGAATTTCGAGCAGGACGTTGTCGCCATTGGCGAAGCCATGCGCCGTCGAACTGATGACGCCGGGCGCAGCCTTGGTGATGCCGGAAATGGTTTTTGCTGCGGCAATGGCCGACTCCATGTAGAGCTTGAGGCCGGAATTGGTGTGAATGGTCATTGATGGCTCCTAGAGGGCGACGGCCGGGTTGGTGCCGGCTATGAAATATGTGATCGGGTAGGTGATGCGATTCAGCCCACAGGGCTTTTCGAGGCTGTCGTCGACGTCCGGCTCGATACGCGGGGCGCCGAGCTGCTTGACGCGCCCGCCAAACGTGCGGTCGGGCGTGGTGGCGAGCTGCGTCTGCACTTCGAGCGCGATCTGGTCGAGGATGTCTTCCATATCGCCGCCGTCTTTGGCATAGGCTTCGATGACGAGGTCAGCGCTGCGCTGCTCGACAAGATCATCTGTGGCGTTGAGAAGCTCGCCGTTGTCGTCGCCGATCCAGACTTTGAGGAATGGCGGCACGGCAGTCGCCGGGCGGGTGCGCTGGCCAAATACGGCAGCGCCCGTCGTGGCCAGCCCGTCCAGGCGGGCGACGAAGGCGTCGCGGATCTGGGTGCGAACGTGGCTCATGCTTTGTCCAGCCGCAATTGCGTGACGCCGGTGCCGTCCGGCTCGACGCCGGTGACGGTGTAGGACGCGGCGGAAATGATGACGGTGTCGCCACAGGCGACCGGGACGGCGGACAACAGGTGCAGCACCGGGCTGCTGCCGTCGACCATGCCGTTGAAAGCGGCCGCGAAGCCGTTGTCGAAGATCCCGCGCGCCGGCAGGCCGTTGACGGTGATGTCAATGGCGAAGTCGGTGAAGAAGGCGGGATCGGCGAAGTTCATTTCTTGGCGGGCTTCTTGGGCTTGGCTTCGGCTGGCTTGTCGGCTGCTTCGACCTTTTGGGCGCGGCGCAGGCCGATGACGTAGGCGGCATCGGCGACCGGCAGGTCGATGACGTCGCCGGGCTCGACACGCTTGCCGTGGGCCATGAAGGCTTCGATGACGATGATTTCCATGATCGGTAGCGGGCGAGGCCGAGGCCCCGCCCTGTCCTATCAGGTAATCGAGGTGGCGACGGAGAAGGCGCCCGGCACACGAACACCCACGTCGCAGGTATAGAAGGCGCGGATGCCCTGGATGCCGGCGGTGAAGTTGGCGTAGGGATTTACGTCGATTTCAAGGACGCCCCATTCAGCCAGAATGGCCTGGCTGAAGTCGCCGAAGATCATGCTGGCGGCGGCGATGTTGGTCGAGGTGTGGGCCTGGTAGCCTTCGACCGTGCCGTCGAGGATGTTGCCTTGCCACAGCGTGACCGAGTCAGTCGAGGCGATGCGGGCGCGCTGGGCGAGCAGGCCGGCAACGGCCGGGGTGGTGACGTAGCGGCAGTTGGCATTCAGCGCGTTGGCCGCAGCGACATCGGTCTGGAATTCGATCAGGCCAGCCAGTGCGAGCGAGGTGCCCGTAACCGAACCGACGCCAGCGGTGCCGGTGATGCCGGTCGGCTGACCAGAAGCGCCAGATCCTGCGAAGACGGCCCCGTCAATGGAAACGCCAAGCTGGCCGGCGAGGTCTTCCATCACGAAGGCGTCAGCATCCGGGGTGGATTGCATCATCAATTGACGGGTAACTTCAGTGTAAGCGCCGAGGTTTCTCGGGCGCAACTGGATGATGCCCACGGTCTGTTGCGATTCGGTGATGGCGGTCGATTCAGACGACAGCCAGTAGCCGGTGGCGCCGGCGGTATGCTTGGTGATGTCGGCATTGCCGACCAGACCGGATAGGCGACGAACGCCGAGTTCGTTGGACAGCGTGCGGGCACGCAGCAGGCCGACAAAATCTTGCGGGCGAAGGTTGGTGGCGACCATGTTGCCGCCGTTTGCCGCCGTGGCGACCAGCATGTCACGCTGTTGCACTTCGAGCGGGATGAAGAAGCCTTTTCCAGAACCGGCGCGCTCGACGCCGCGCTGGGAGAGCGCGGATTCGATGGCCTTGGAGGCTTCGCGCTCCAAGCCGGCGTCGGACCAGTCGCCGGTGCTCATGGCACGGATGGCCTTGATGACGCTGAAGCGCTGGGCTTCTTTCTTGCTCATGCCGATTTCCGGCGACCACTGCGTGCCGCGCTTGGCGATCAGGCCATGAATTTCGCTGGTAAAGTCTTCGACCGATTTGCCAGAGCGAATGGCGGCGTTGGCCATCTCTTTGGCGCCGTCGAAATCGGCGAACTGGTCGCCGATTTTGGCGATGTTTTCAATGCGCTGTTGGGCCTTTGAAGCGAAATCGCGCTCCAGGGCGGCAACGTCGACCGGGGTCGGGTTTTCCATTTTGGTTTCCTTAAAATTAATGGGTGCGGGAAGTGCTGCGGGGGGTGCTGTTGCGGCATCGCTTTCGGCCTGACGCCCGATGCCACAATTGACATCGGCTTCAATGGTGCAAAGCGAGTTTTCAAGCGGCTCCCAATCGATGACGCGATAGGTGGCCGGGGTGTCCGCAGCGCGCTCGAACGGTCCCGCTGCGCTATCCAGGGCGCGGCGGAAGGCGGCGAGATCACCGGGCGCATCGCGCTGACAGCGCTCAACGACCCGGCCAAATTGCCGACCGTCCAGGGTTCTTTCGACGGCTCTGCCGTCTTTGCCAGTGGTCTGTTCGATCACCGAGTGAATTTCGTAGCCGACCGAGGATTTTTTCAGGTGAAGGCCATTGACCATGGCGATGGTCTTGCCTTCGTCGGCAGCCCAGGCGATGACGACCGAGCCGCGCACGGCATGGCCGTCAGCAGCCACCGAGTTCGGCACATGGTGGCCGCGCAGGTCGTCCCAGTTGTGGTTGTAAAGCAGCGGGCCGCCGTCGTTGAGGCGGCCAAGGCGGACCGATTCAGGGCGACAATCGAGAATTTCTATGCCCCACCAGCGCTCATAGGGCGTGTCGGTAGCGAAGGCCATGTCGACGGTGATGTCGCTACCGGTTTCTTCCGCACAGCCGGCCGCCGGCGGGGTGCGTGTAAAGCTGATCTGGCGCGTGAGGCTCATAGATGGTTCTCCATGAGTGCCGTTTTACGGGGTAGGCGCGAAACGTTTAAGGCAGGGGAGTTCGCGCCTTAAGCAGATACAACCCTCAATTCATCGGCCACAACCCAGCGCTCGCCGTCGGCGTCGTCAATCTGGCAACGCAGCTTGTACGTGTTTCCGGAGAGCCCGCCGATGATGCGCTGCAGGACTTGGGTGCCGGCAATCTGCGGGGAGCCGGATATCATTGACGCCGCGGCGGCGTCTTCCTTTCCCGTGGTCACCGTGCAGGCAACGACCGGACTGGCGACCGAGGCGGCCAGCGCGGAAAAGTCGAAGGTTACGGTGATGATTTCGCTGGGGTCTTTAGTCATGATGCCCGCCTGTTGATGATGTTGTTGCGCGCCAGCCCTATTGCCGCCAGGCGACGGGCTGTGGCGCGGATTATGAATTTTTGGTCGGTCGTCAGGTTGCCGCCGGGCAGCGTCAGGAATACGATGTCTGAATACATCGCATGCAGCGCGTCGGCGATTTGCAGGGACAACTGGCCCAGGCTGAGCGTCGGCGCATCAGCGGTGTGCGCGTGGGCAGCATCGACAATCGCCAGCCAGGTATCCAGCGTCAGGGCAATGCCGTCAGTTCCGTGGCTATGCGTGGCCTCCTGCACGGTCAGGAATGTCGCATTGCTGGTATCGAGCGTCAGGTTGTCAGCGGCATGCTGACTTACGGCGTCGGCAATGGCCAAAAACGCGATGACGCTTAGTGCAACACTATCCGCAGTGTGGACGCTGGTGGCATCAGCGACGGTAAGCGTCGTGGCGCCCGTGACACCCATGGTCAGGTTGTCGGCGGCGTGGGTATGGAGCGCATCGGCAACAATAAGAAGCCAGCGTGTCGTTAGTGCCACGCCGTCGGAAACATGAGCGTGCGCGGCTTCCTGAATGGCGAGATTGGCTGACCCGGTGGTATTGAGCGTTAGGTTGTCGGCAGCCTGAGTGTGCAGCGATTCAGCCACGGCCAGATAGGTTGCCATGCTGAATGAAGGAGAATCCACAGCATGCCCGTGCAAAGCATCCGCGACGACCAGCGATACGCTTCCACCACCCGCCGCCGGAATAAACCGATACTCTTCTT